AAACCCAAAAACAGAACAGTGGGCGTACTTAGAGCCATGCGGATACAAACCACCATTACTGGGTCGTCAATGGGTATGGGGTATCACTGACTGCTGGAGTTTAGTAAGAGATTGGTATAAAGAAGTAAAGAATATAGACCTCAAAGATTGGGATAGACCTACAACACCAGAGGAGTTTTTAGATAATCCACTGTTTGAAAGCTGTGCATGGAGAACTGGATTTAGAGAATTAAGACCAGAAGAAGCTTTACAAAATGGAGATGTCTTATTAATGAGTATTTTGCATCCTACCTTAAATCATGTGGCATTATTTTTTGATGGTGATGTAATTCATCATTTAACCGATAGACTATCTTGTAGGGAACCTTACTCTCAATGGCTGCTAAAATGTACTGGAAAGAGGTATCGTTATGCTTCGTAAAATAAAACTATATGGACAGTTAGCAGAATTTGTCGGACATAAGGAATTTGAAGTAAAGGTAAATAATCTAAGTCAGGCTGTCAGTTTTCTGGTTAATAATTTCCCAGAAATAGAAACACATATGAATCCTAGATACTATCAAGTTAAAATAGGTGATTACGATATTGGTGAAGATGAAATATCCTATCCCATAGGAAAACAAGATATACATTTTATTCCTGTTATTAGTGGTGCTGGTAGAGGAATTGGAAAAATATTATTAGGTGCTGCATTAATAGGTATATCTTTTGGATTTCCATTTACTCTAGGTTCTGGCCCTTCATTGTCATTTGCATCTTTACAAGCAGGTAATGGTATTGCTGGTGCAATGCTTGGGGCAGGTGCTTTGAGTAAGGCTGCTTTTTATATAGGAGGAGCATTGGTATTATCAGGTGTAAGTGACTTACTATTTCCGTTACCTAAACTTGAAAATTCAGAAGAAGACCCACAACTATCCTTTAATTTTTCTGGAATACAAAACACTTCAAGGGCTGGTACTCCAGTTCCGATAGTCTACGGAGAGATATTTACTGGTTCTGTAGTTATTTCAGCAGCTATTGACACTAATCAGGTAGAAGCATGACAGATAAAAATAAATTAATACAAGGATCAGGGGGTTTATTCGCTCCAAAACCACCAGCACCGTACCGTGCACCAGATACTTTACACAGCAGAAGCTTTGCCACTATACAAGACTTACTCTCTGAAGGTGAAATAGAAGGTTTTGCCACAGCATCAAAAGAAGGCAGAACAAAAGGTACTGCTGCATACTTACAGGCAGCAAAAAAAGATGTATTTATTGACGATACTCCAGTACTAAAAGCTAATGCAGACAGTACAAACCCACAAGCAACTGACTTTAATTTTGCAGAGGTAGGTTTTGATACACGTTTTGGAACTAGTAATCAAACACGTTTACCTGGAATACCAGCAGAAACTAGGTCTTTTGGTGGCGGTTCTATTAATGTGGAAGTTACAACATCAGCACCTGTTACTCGTCAGATTACTAATACGGATGTAGATGCTGTTATTGTTACCCTCACTTGGAACGCAATACAGGTTTTTGAAGATGACGGAGATATTCGAGGAGATACTGTTGATTATAAAATACAGGTTCAATATCAATCTGGTGGTTATACAGACGTTATTACGCCAGACAATGGAGGTAGGGTAAGTGGTAGAACCGCAGATGCTTATGCAAGGGATCATAGAATTACTTTAGATAGAGCCAGAATAGACGCTGGAACTGCTTTTCCTGTAGATATAAGAGTAGTTAGAGTTACAGCAGATAGTACAAGTAATGAACGTGTAAATGCTTTTAATTTTACAAGTATGCAGGAAGTCATAGATACTGCCTCGACTTATCCAGACAGTGCTTATTGTGCCTTACGTTTAGATAGTAAACAATTTAATAGTATACCAACAAGAAAGTATCGACTTAGAGGTATAAAAGTAAGAATCCCTGGTGCTGGTGCGTCAGGCACTGGAACTCCTACTGTCGATAATGAGACAGGAAGAATAGTATACCCATCTGGTTATATTTTTAACGGTGTCATGGGTGCTGCTGTCTATACCAATTGCCCTGCAATGTGTTTATTAGATTTATTAACTAATACAAGATATGGATTAGGTGAACATATAACAGAAAGTAATCTTGATTTGTTTAGTTTTGTTGCTGCTAGTAAGTATGCAAATACATTAGTTAGTGATTTAGCTGGTGGCCTTGAGGCTAGGTTTAGCTGTAACGTAAATATACAGAGTCCTAAAGAAGCATTTGCAGCAATTAATGAATTAGCTGGTGTTATGAGATGTATGCCTATATGGTCGGCTGGTTCAATAACAATTACTCAAGATAAAGATACTTTCGCAAGTTATCTTTTTAATCTATCAAATGTTGGAGTAGAAGGATTTAATTATCAGGGCACAAGTTTAAAACAACGTCATGCCGTTATATCTGTTAGTTATTTTAATATGGATTCTAGGGAGATTGATTTTGAAGTTGTAGGAGATGATGGTACTACTGAAGATAACTTAAGGCAGCAAAAATATGGTTCTG